TTATATAAAAACGAATTAGATTAAAAATAATAGTTATATTTGCAGTTGTACTCCTCTAACATTATAAGTACAAAAGGAATTATTACCCTTGTTAATGAAGTTGAGGTTAGAGGCAACGGATTTAATGAGGGTTTTTTTTTACTAAAAAATTAAGATTATGAATGATTATTTTAAGTTACTAAGGAATTTTTGGGATTTTGCTTTTGATAATCCAGAAAAAATAAAAGCTAACCATTGCGCTTTATATTGTTTTATAGTTGAGCATTGTAATCGTTTAGGTTGGAAATCTAAATTCGGATTACCGACAACAATGGCAAAAGATGCGATTGGCATAAGAAGCTATAATACTTATATTCAAACATTAAATGATTTAGTAAATTTTGGGTTTATTGAATTGGTTGAAAAAAGCACAAATCAATATTCAAGTAATATAATTGCCCTATCAAATTTTAATAAAGCAAGTAGTAAAGCATTAGATAAAGCATTTATAAAGCACGATACAAAGCAAAGTGAAAGCATTAGTAGTATAGATAAACAAGTTACAATAAACAATATACAAGTATACAGGGCGTTCGCCCATTTAAGTTTAAGCGTTGATGACTTTCATAAATTATTAACTGAATATTCTAAACAACAAATAGACGACGTTTTAGATAGCATAGAAAATTTTAAGAAGAATACTAATTATAAAAGTTTATATTTAACCGCAAATAAATGGTTAAAGAAGGAAATACAAAAACCTGTTTACGAAAGTTCGGACGACGCACTTTATAGAAACGTAATGGCGCAAATAGCAAAAAACGAAGAAATTATGAAAAACAAAAAAAATGTTAATTAAAAGCGGTTCTGGAATCAATTATTTATTGGACTATAAAAACGGAAAAATAAAGCAAGGTTTACAAGTCGGTTGTTTCTTAGACGAACATTTAAGATTCAAACCTAAACAACTAAACATAATTTTAGGACACGACAACGTAGGAAAATCTTATTGGATTACTTGGTACTTTTTAACTTTGAGTTTAACAAACAATTTGAAGTTTATTTTATGGAGTGGCGAAAACCAGCACGGGCAAATTTTACGCGATATGATTCAAATGTATTCAGGAAGACCGTTCAAGGAATTAACGGAATCCGAAATAAGAACTTACTCAACTTATTTAGAACAATCATTTACGTTTATCGATAATTCAAAACTTTACAAACCTACTGAATTACTAGAAATTTTTAGAGCTTCGGACGCGGACGCTTGTTTGATTGACCCATTTACAGGCTTAGATAGGGAAATGAACTATGAGGGCAATTATCGATTTCTAAATATGGCGAGACAATTTGTAAACGAAACGGGAAAAACAATTTACATTAACACGCACCCAACAAGCGAAAGCGGACGAAATGGTAATTTATATCCAGAACAACACCATTGGAAAGGACATTTGAAACCACCATTAAAAGACCACGTTGAGGGCGGTAAGGCTTTTTTAAATAGATGCGACGATATGTTTGTTATTCATAGGCTTATAAAACATACAACTATGAAATTTGAAACAATGGTAGGGGTTGAAAAAATCAAAGATACGGACACAGGCGGTAAGCATACGGAATTAGATATTCCCGTACTTTGTAATTATAATTATGGGGTTGGGTTTACGATTCAAGGCGTTGACCCTTTGCAGAAATACCGACCAAAACAATCGCAAATTTTTAAGCAACAAAAAAAACTTGATATTTGGGACGAATTAAATAAAAAAGCAAAACAATAAAAATGGAAATTAAACTACTAAGCGCAACCGCTATTTTACGTAAAACTTTATTAAAGTTAAAAATAAGCCGCGAGGAAATCGAAGAAAAAAACGGACACCGAACCGACTTGATAAATTCGATGCTGGAAACCGAAAAAGAACTTTCGGAAGTATTAACAACTTTTTTAGTTCTGGAGAAACAAGCTCGCGTATTTTCGTCAAGTTCAAACAGGTTGGAACAATTAAATTTAGAATTGAAATTTAGAATTAAGGAACTTGAAAACGAAATTAAAATAAATAATTTTTAAGATGAAAAAATGTAAAAATTGCAAGGCGGAATTTACGCCAATAAGATTTAACCAAAAATATTGTTTAGACGAACCTTGCATAAAAGTTTGGGTAAATTCTCAAAAGGAAAAAGAATGGAAAACACGAAAAAAAGAAATAAAGGAAAAATTACAAACCGTTCAGGAACTTACAAAATTAGCGCAAACTTATTTTAATAGCTACATACGAAACCGCGACCGCAACAAAGGTTGTATTTCCTGCGGTACTCAGTTAGGGCAAAAATTTGACGCGGGACACTATTATTCAATGGGCGGACATAAAGCCGTTACATTCGACGAAGATAACGTACACGCGCAATGTGTTTATTGCAATCAATATTTACACGGAAACCTTTTGAACTACCAGATAGGAATACAACAAAGAATTGGCGCGGAACGATTGATTGAATTAACGTCAAAAGCTCACGAAACACGAAAATTTACAAGGGACGAATTAAAAGAAATAATTAGCACTTATAAGCAAAAAGTAAATGAACGAAAAGACGCTATTTAATTATTTGAAAAATAAGTACTGGAATGATTTAGAATTTAGCGACGATAAATTTAGCTCGTGGGATTGCTTTTCACATTCAACTAAAACACGAATAGAACTTAAATGCAGAAAAACCCATTACAAAGAATTAATGATTGAAAAGCAAAAGTATTATTCCCTAGTAAAAAAATACATAGAGAGAAACGAAATACCACTATACATAAACTCAACGCCTGAAGGAATCTTTGCTTTTGATTTAAGAACAATAAACCCCGTTTGGATAACTGATAAAATAATGCCGAAAACAACCGAACGCAACGAAAAAACGAAAACTCAAAAGACCTACGGACTAATAAATATAAGCGAAGGAAAAAAAATATAAAAAAAAATAAAAAAATAGTTGTATATTAAAATAAATCATTATATTTGTGTATAATTACTAACTAATTAAAACAAACCAAATGAAAGCAACAATTGAACAACTTGAAATGATTGAAAAATTAAGATACAATTTTTGTATTAATGTTATGGATTATGGTTTTTATTCAGACGGAACAATAAGCGTTCGTTGTAATGATAATGACAAAGATATTTATCAAGTACATTTAGATAAATTAGGAAAATATGTAAACATAAAATATAATAAATAATTATTAACCAATAAAACCAATAAAAATGAAACACTTATTTAAAAGTTTAGCGGAATTCCAACAAGAAGTTCCAACTATTCACAAAGCGACGCAAGGTTACGGATACACCTACGCAGATTTACCAAAAATCTTTGAAGTAATTAACCCGCTACTAAAAAAACACGGCTTAGGGTTTACTCAATTGATTCACGGAACGGATTTAATAACGATTATTTTCCACGTCGAAAGTGGCGAAACGCTTGAGAGCAAAACGTCCATTCCACAAAACGTTGCATTAAAGGGAATGAATGACTTTCAAGTTTTGGGTTCGGCAATAACTTATTTAAGACGTTACGCTTTGTCAAGTGCTTTAGGATTAGTAACCGACAAAGATACGGACGCGGGTGGCGAACAAGTAAAAACCGAAGTAAAAAACGAAACTAAAAAGGTTGCTATCGACGATAAACGATTAGCTAAGGCAATTAAGGCAATAAGCGACGGCGGTTATACAATGGACGAACTTACAAAGACGTTTGAATTAACACCAGAACAACTTAAAACCCTTGCGATATGAAAATAAGATGTAGCTCAATAGGCAAAATAATGACCAACCCCAAAACAAAAGGGGAAACGTTAAGCCAAACAACTAAGACCTATTTACAAGAATTAGCCGTTCAGGAAGTTTACGGCATACGCAAAGAGTTTAGTTCACGTTACACCGACAAAGGAAACGAAGTTGAAGAACTATCAATTGCACTTTGTAATGACGTTTTGAATTTAGGCTTCATTTACAAAAATGAAGAACACTATTCAAACGAATGGATTGCAGGAACGCCAGACGTAAACACGAACGAGATTCTACTAGACGTAAAATCAAGTTGGGACGCGACAACGTTCCCGTTTTTCGATACCGAATTAAAAAACAAAGATTACTTTTACCAATTACAAGGGTATATGTGGCTAACTGAAAAACAAGAATCTTTACTTTGCTATTGTTTGATTGACACCCCTTTACAAATCGTTGAGGACGAAATAAGACGCGAACACTGGAAAGCAAGTTTAATCGAGGAAAGTTTGGATTTAAGAGCCTTTGTACAATCTAAACATACATTCGGACATATTCCAAAAGAAAAGCGCGTAAAAACGTTTGTAATACAAAAAGACGATGAAGTAATCGAAGCAATCAAAACACGAATAGAAGAATGCCGAGAATACTATAACGAATTAATAAATAAACTATGATAACACTTTTAACAATACTTTTAACCCCAGCAATAGTTTGGGGTTGGGTTTGCACTATTGCACTAACTTATAATTACTTAAAAAAATGAAAGTAACAGGAAAAGTCCACTTTGTTGGCGCGCTTAGAACCGTAAGCGAAAAATTCAAATCAAAAGACGTTGTATTACTAACGGACGAAAAGTTCCCGCAGTACATTACGATTCAGTTTACTCAAGACAAAACCGAGTTGATAACCCAAAACAACATAGGCGAACAAGTCGAAGTTAGTATTAATTTACGAGGGCGTGAATGGAAAAGTCCACAAGGCGAAATAAAGTATTTCAACACGATTGAAGGTTGGCAAATAAACGCAGCTCAAAGTGCGGTTGAAAATAAAGGACGTGAAGCGTTAAAGGAAACAATAATTCACGAAAGCAATTTTGACAACGACGATTTACCATTTTAAGTTTTTTCTTGCACAAAGTACCTAAATTTGGTATAAAACGCAAAACAAAACTAAAAAGCATAAGGGGTAAAAATTGCCCCTTATATTAAACTAAAATGTGCAGTAAGTATGAAAATTAAGTATTAATCTAAATAATTAACTAAAAATATGAAAGTAAAACTTGAATATAACTTACCAGATGACCAATTCGAATTTGAGTGCGCAGTAAAATCAACGAAAATGTATTTTGCACTAACCGAACTTAAGGACGAATTACGAAGTATTTGGAAATACGAGGAACTCAAACAAAATCAATTTGAAATGGTTGAGCGCATAAGGGAAAAGTTTTTTGAAATCTTAACCGAAAACGAAATAAATTTAGACAAATGTTAATCGACGATTATAGCTTACGAGCTTGTTTACTCGAAGCACTAAAAACACGAACACGAAACCAAGTTGTTAAGGAAATAAAAGGTAGGGGTGAAAAATTCCACCAATACAATATAGACCGATTCTTACAAGGCAAAGACGTAAGTTTAGAAACCGCAAAGAAGCTAGACAAGTATATTTACCGATTGAAACTACAATAAGTTTACACCCCTTTAATTAGGGGTTTTTTATTTAACAAACTTTTGTTGATAAGATTATTTAGCACTTGTTGAAAAAATAAACATATATTTGATTAATATTTAAGCAAAACAAAATTGGACTGGATTAACAAAGTAGTAAAGCACCATAAAGAATGGGTTAAAATAGTTAACTCGTTCGGCGAATATTTCTTTGCCGAAGACATAGTACAGGAAACTTATTTAATGCTTTTGAAATGGAGCAACGAAGACAAATTATTTACCAACGGAAACTTAAATAAAAGTTATGTTTGGTTAGCGTTAAAGAATACTTTTTTACAACACGTGAATAAAGCAAACAAAATGCAAAAGGTAGATTTAGATTCAATCGCGATGTTACCCGACGAAGCTCCAGACCTAGAAAAACACGAATCATTTAATTCTATATTAAACCAAGTAGAAAACATAGTAGACGATTGGCACTGGTACGACCAAATGCTTTTCAACCTGTACAAAGATTCTGATATGTCTATGAGGGAAATAAGCAAAGAAACAAATATATCGGTTACGTCTATTTTCCATACGTTGAAATATTGCAAAACACGAATAAAAGAAAACATAGGAGAGAATTACCAAGATTACCAAAACAAAGATTACGAACTTATAAAATAAAAATTATGGCAAAGAAAAAACTAACTAAGATTGACATTGAAGAAAACACATTAATCGAACCTACTGGATTAGGCGACACGATAGAAATTGTTTTAGAAAAAACAGGAATAGCAAAATTAGCTAAATGGGTTTTAGGCGAAGATTGCGGGTGCGAAGAACGAAAGGAAAAACTAAACAAATTATTTCCATACGCAAAACCAAAATGTTTAACCGAAGACGAACACACTTACTTAACGGAAAGCAAAGTTTTAGCAAAGAATGTTTTAATTCCCAGCGAACAAAGAGAACTACTTAAAATTTACAATCGTGTATTCTCGCAAAAAAGGCAACCGACTAGTTGCGGAAGTTGTTTAAGGGAAGTTGTAAACGGATTGAACAAAGTTGTAAACGAATACAAAGAACAAGATGCAAGTACTGAAGGTTAAAATTTCCGAGGTAAAGACGAACCCAAAAAACCCACGTTTAATAAAGGACGATAAGTTTAAGAAGTTAGTAAAATCTATTCAGGAGTTCCCACAAATGTTGGAGCTTCGACCAATAGTAGTTGACGAAAATAATATTGTTCTGGGTGGTAATATGCGGTTAAAAGCCTGTATTGAAGTCGGACTAAAAGAAGTTTTTATTGTAAAGGCGGACGATTTAACCGAGCAACAAAAAGACGAATTTATAGTTAAAGATAACGTAGGTTTTGGAGAATGGGATTGGGATATTTTAGCGAATGAATGGGACACCGAAAAATTACAAGATTGGGGATTAGATTTACCGATTGATTTAAGCGTTGAGGAATTAGAAGCAGAAGAAGACGACTTTAACGTTCCAGAAGGCGGTATTGAAACCGATATTGTTTTAGGCGACTTATTTGAAATAGGTGAACACCGTTTAATTTGTGGCGATAGTACTCAAACGGATACATTTGAAAAACTAATGCAAGGCGAATTAGCAGATATGGTTGTTACTGACCCACCATACAATGTAGCTTATGAAGGAGGTACAAAAGAAAAACTTACTATTGAAAACGATTCAATGAGTAATGATGATTTTTATAAGTTCCTTTATGACTTTTATACTGCATTAACAACCGCAGTAAAAAAAGGTGGTGCAATTTATGTTTGGCACGCATCTTCTGAAGTTATTAATTTTGGCAAAGCAATGGTTGATGCTGGATGGTTATTAAAACAACAGCTTATTTGGGTTAAAAATTCAATGGTAATGGGAAGACAAGATTACCAATGGAAACACGAACCGTGCTTATACGGATGGTTAAAAGGAGATAGTCATAAATGGTATTCAGATAGAAAGCAAACAACCATTATTGAATTTGATAGACCAAACAGAAATTCAGAACATCCAACAATGAAACCAATAGGATTATTTGCTTATCAAATAGAAAACTCATCAAAGATAGGAGATATTGTAATCGATGCCTTTGCTGGAAGTGGAACGGCAATGATAGCTTGTGAACAACTAAAAAGAAAAGCAAGAGTTATTGAATTTGACCCAAGATATTGTCAAGTAATTTTAGAAAGAATGATTAAATTAGACCCAACTTTAAAAGTAAAGAAAAATGGAGAAGATTACACATTGTCAGTTTAATGGTAAGGATGGGTTTAAGTTTTTAGAAAGTGGCAAATGCTACACGTACAATAAAAACCAAAAGTCTAAAAGAAAGGCTTATGAATTAGCTTCTAAAGAAATGATAAAAGCGGAGCACGATAAAGATAAATAAACACCGAAACTACACCGAATGAATAAAGAAGATAACTTAAAACCAAATTGGGAAAAAGGCGAAAGTGGAAACCCAAACGGACGACCAAAAGGCACAAAGAATAGAAGCACGATAGCACGCAAATGGCTTGAGGTTAATCAATCACTTAAGAACCCAATAACTGGCGAACAAGAAACGATGAGTCAAGAAGATATGATTACTTTGGCACTAATTAAAAAAGCAAGGGACGGGGACGTAAGCGCTTACAAAGAATTAATGAATAGTGGTTACGGCGCACCCGTTCAACAAATAGAACAAACGAATATAGAACAACCTTTATTCCCAGATGTTAGTTAGAACAACGGCGGTAAATAAAATTATAGCGTTAAAAAAACGAATCAAAATAATACAAGGCGGTACAAGTGCGGGTAAAACATTTGGTATCATTCCTGTATTAATAAGCAAGGCAGCCAAAACACCAAACTTAGAAATTAGTATTGTTGCCGAATCAATCCCGCATTTAAGACGCGGAGCGCTCAAAGACTTTATAAACATAATGAAATGGACAAGCCGTTTTTTTGAAGGGCGCTTTAACAAATCATTACTTAGATACGATTTCGGAAACGGAAGTTATATTGAATTTTTTAGCGCAGACGATTCAAGTAAGTTAAGGGGAGCGCGACGGGATATTTTATACATAAACGAATGCAACAACGTAACGTTTGAAGCGTACAACGAACTATCAATAAGAACCAAGCGTGAAATATTTTTAGACTTTAACCCAGCAAACGAATTCTGGGTGCATACCGAACTAAAACACGAAGACGATAGCGACTTTCTAATTTTGACGTATAAGGACAACGAAGCACTCGACGAACGAATAGTTAAGGAAATAGAAAAGAATCGTTCTAAGGCGTCGACAAGTAGTTATTGGGCGAACTGGTGGCGGGTTTATGGACTTGGCGAAATAGGAATGCTTGAGGGCGTTGTTTTCAGTAATTGGAAAATGATTGACACGATACCACGCGAAGCAAAGTTAATTGGTTATGGGTTGGATTTTGGATTTACAAACGACCCGACGGCAATAATAGAAATATACAATTACAACGGGCAACGAATAGTAAACGAAATTGTTTTTCAAACGGGTTTAGTAAATAACGAAATAGCGAAGAAGCTACAAAAAAACGTAATAGCATACGCCGATAGTAGCGAACCCAAATCAATCGAGGAAATAAGACGAACAGGGCAACTAATTAAAGGCGTTACAAAGGGACAAGACAGCGTTAATTTTGGTATTCAAATAATGCAAAGCCAATCTTATTTAGTAACCGCACAAAGCACAAATCTAATAAAGGAGTTACGAGCTTATTGTTGGGATAGGGACAAGACAGGCAAACAACTAAACAAACCAATAGACAACTTTAACCACACCATTGACGCGCTACGTTACCACGAAATGGAATCATTAGGCAAAAGCGCTAACTTTGGAAAATACTCAATAAGATGACAAACGATTTAAACGTAATGGTTGCCGTAGTTGAAGAATATATATACCAGCGTAAAGGCGTTAAGGTAAAAATAAATATGTCGGATTCTAGGAAGTTTGTATTACATTTTGAGATGTTGCTTTACGCTTACGAAATCGCAGTTGCATATAACAAGAAACAAAAAACTTAATTATATTAATATGAAATTAGATTTAACCATACCGACTGATTTAAACGAAATTACCTTAGGGCAATACCAGCAATTTGTAAAGGTAAAAGAAACGACTAACGACAACGAAATGTTAGCGGAAAAAATGATACAAATCTTTTGTGGAATAGAACTCAAAGAAATAGTAAATATTAAGTTTACTGAAGTTAAAAAATTAGTTGAACACTTTAATAAATTGTTTTCCGAGACACCGAAGTTTGTACCGACATTTAAGATTAAAGATATGGAGTTTGGGTTTATTCCAGATTTACAAAATATAAGTTTTGGCGAATACGTAGACCTAGAAGAGAACTTAAAAAGTTGGGACACTTACCATAAAGCAATGGCGGTAATGTATCGTCCAATTAAACAAAAAGTAAAAGGCGGACACGAATTAATTGAGTACACTGGTACTGCGGAATTTTCCGATTTAATGAGGTTTGCACCGCTAGGAGTAACGTTAAGCTCGTCGGTTTTTTTTTGGAATTTAGGAAGCGAATTACTACAAAGTACGATTCACTATTTAGAGCAGGAGATAACGAAGAATCCGAAGGTATTGGAGATTTTAGCGAAGCAACACAATTTTCAAAACAATGGGGTTGGTATCAATCAATTTATGCACTCGCTAAAGGAGATGTCAGCAAATTTGACGAAGTTACCGCATTGGGATTACTTAAATGTTTAACCTACTTAACTTTTGAGAAACAAAAAAACGAAATAGAACAAAGGCAACTTAATAAATACATAAAAAAATGATAGGCTTTTACACGGCAATAGACAAATTAAAAACACACTTTGACGCAGATGCGCTGGTTAATTCAGTAAGCGAAGGGGATATATTTCAAGTTGATTTAGCTAAACAAACTATTTTCCCACTTGTCCACATTATGGTCAATTCGTGTTCATTTGAAACAAACGTGTTGCGATTTAATATTTCTTTAATAGCAATGGACTTAGTCGATATTTCTAAGAACGAAAACACGAATGTATATTTAGGCAACGACAACACACAAGACGCTTTAAACTCGACGCTAGCTATCTTAAACCGCGCCTACGATATTATGTTACACGGAAGCCTTGCATACGACTTATTCCAGATTGACGGAAACCCAAACTGCGAACCATTTACCGAACGATTCGAAAACTTACTTTCAGGTTGGACGATGACGTTTGACGTTTTAGTTCCTAACGAAATGACTATTTGTTAAAATGGAAAAAAACGAACAACAAATAATACTTGAAGAATTTAGGGATTACGTAATTCAACAAGCTCGTAGCAATTTAACAAAGTTAAAAAAGAATAGTAGCCGTAAACTTTACGATTCAATCAAAGGCGAAATTAAAGCAATGCCGAATTCTTTACGCTTGTATTTTGATATGACTGATTACGGGTTTTATCAAGACAAAGGAGTAAGCGGTACAAAAGTAAAATACGACACGCCTTTTAAGTACACAAACAAAATGCCACCGCCAAAAGCGTTTGACAAATGGATAGTTAAAAAGGGAATAGCACCTAGAAATAAAGAAGGTAAATTTACAAGTCGTAAAGGATTACAATTTGCGATAGCACGAAGTATTTTTACAAAGGGAATTAAACCGAGTTTGTTTTTTACCAAACCTTTTGAAAAGGCATTTAAGAATTTACCAAACGAAATGATTGAAGCGTACGGCTTAGAAGCCGAAGAAACATTTGACACTATAATGAAAGAAAACTTTAAAAAATAATTAAAAATGGCGTTACCTACACAAGACCACATTTTCGTTCGCAGTCCGTTTATAATCGAAGTTGACGACGCAACGCAAACAGGTTCGAAAGTCGAAATATTTATTTACAAAGCGAACGCGTTACCGCCAGCGACACCGACTTACACGTTAAGTAAATTAATACCCGCGTCAAACAACACGGTAACGCTTTACAATTTAAGTCCGTATATAAGGGAAAACATAACACACCCAACAAGTCCAGACAACGCAAACGTTAACTTACAATTAACACCATACGAAGAATATACTTTGATTGACGTTTACACTTACAATCTAATCGGCGGGAATTACGTAGCTCAATTTAATGCAACTTACCGAGCGTTTGACGGCTTCGGATATTATGAAACGGGAATTAACCCAGATTATTCGTTTGGACCAGCGGTTGTTTTAGCCGACGAAATGGATTACAATTATTATTACGACCCCGCTTACCCAACAACGGCTGAAAGTTTAGCAGGAACAATTACGGCTTACTTGCCTGTTAATTTTATTGTTGAATATACGGGTTTACAAACGGGAACAATATATACTTTTTCAGCAACAAGCTCACGAGTTTTTGATTTATTTCGTGTTCCGCCGTCTTTGATTTCGGAAGGCGCAAAAGTAAAAATTTCAACCGCTCCAGCACCTTTTTCGATTACCTTTTGGATTGGTTATTTTAGACCCGTTACGGAATGTAAATACGAACCAATAGTTTTGGACTTTATAAATAAGTACGGCGGTTTTCAGCGCGAAACATTTTTCAAAGCAAGTTACGAAAATTTAGAAGTTCAATCGACCCCGTATAATTTTATGATGACTATTGACGCTTTGACGTACGACGTTAAAGAAGGGCAAAAACAAATATTTAACAACAACGGAAATATAAAACACAAGGTAAATTCAGGTTGGGTAGATGAAACGTTTAACGAAAACTTACAACAACTTTTACTTAGTGAACGGGTTTTGTGGGTAAAGGGAAACACGAAACTACCAATCAGGATAAACACTAAAAGCCTTAACAAAGAAAAGAACATAAACAACAAAAAAATAAATTATTCTTTAGATTTCGAAATGGCGTTTGACACAATCAATAATGTAATTTAATGAAAAGGGAAGTAAGGATATTTATTGAGGGACAACAAATAGATTTATTCAACGACGAAACAATCGAAGTAAATTCAAGCGTACAAAACATAGCGGATATTTCTAAAACGAGTACCGACTTTTCGCAAGCGTTTACGATCCCAGCAACAACAAGAAACAACGCAATATTCCAACACTTTTACCAATCGGACGTAGACGGCACGTATAACTTTCAAGAACGAAAAGACGGATATATAGAAATTGATATGACAACGTTTAGACGTGGACGAATTCAATTAGAAAAGTCAAACGTAAAGAACGGGCAAGTTGAAAATTATACGATTACTTTTTACGGGCAATTGACGAGCTTAAAAGATTTATTCGGCGAAGATAAACTAAGCGACTTGGATTATTCAAGCGTTGACGTAGCCGTAAATTTACCGACGATTCAATTTTTTATTGAAGGTCTTTTAGGGTTTACGGACATAGCTTACCCACTTATTAGCTCAGGTGAATTTTGGCGGTACAACGCCTTAAACGCTCAAGGCACAGCGCCATCGTGGTATTTTCCAATAGTTGGTGGTACTGACGAAATAGATACAACCGTTGGGGCAATTGACACAAGCGAATTGTTCCCCGCATTACGATTAAGCCGAATAATGCAGTTGATTGAATTACGTTATGGAATAACTTTTAATAGTAATTTCTTTACTACGGACAATTTTAAGAACGCTTATTTGTGGTATAAAAACCGAGACCGCTTCGAAATAATGTCAACTCCTACAACCTTAAATATAACAAACTTTGTATCGCAAACGGGAATTTTTCCAAATAACGTTCCTATGTCAAGTTTTGTTAGTAACGTAAATAATACGATAAGTATTCAAGCAACTACTTTAGCTGGTAACGGCTATCATCATAGAGTATTGTTACAATTGATAACACCTACAATTGTTCCTTTTTATGTTGACGTTTATACAAATGGAAATTTAACTCAATCAATTTTAGGGGACGGAACGGGTACGTTTTATTTTGACATAGTAAACGTAATTGATACAATCGGATTAAACAACACATATTTTTTCCAAGTCCGCGCAATAAATAACGTAATTTTAGATTTTGATTTTAGGTATTTATACGAAACTTTTTGTTATGCTGATTGGAATACCGCACCTATGCCGTTATTTGTTTCAACGTCTCTACAAAGAAACGCTCCCGACTTAAAAATTTCAGATTTCTTTTCAGGGTTACTTAGAGAATTTAATTTAACGGTTACAGGAACGGACACCCCAAACGAATTTTTAGTTGAGACCTTAAATTATTGGTATGCTTCAGGGAACGTTTACGACATAACAAACTTTACGGATTCAACAAGTATTGACGTTGAACGAGTAAAACTTTACAAGAAAATTTCTTTTAGGTATCAACCGAGCGAATCAATTACGAACAAGTTTTATTTACAAACGGGATTAAAAGAATACGGAAACACGGAGCAACCTTACCCATACGACGGCGGAGAATTAAATATAGACGTTCCTTTTGAGAATCTTATGTTTAGTAAATACCCAAATACAAATATTCAAGTTGGGTTTTCAATTAATAACGCTTTGTCGCCGTATATTCCGAAGCCTTGCATTTTATATTATGGTCAAACCGTTGTGGCTACAAATCCAATTTTTATAAAAGATTCAGCGGGTATACTTATGTGTAATTCAGTACAAATATTCGGACAAGACACAAATGTTGGGGGGGTTGATTACTCATTAAACTTTGCGCCTGAAACGTCAACTTATTTAGGCGTACCGATTCAACAAAGTTTATTCGCTACTTATTATTTTGACTACCTAGCGAATTTGTTTAATCCTAAGAACCGATTAACAAGCGTTAAGGCGGTATTACCTATTTCAATTTTAACGTCGTTAAAACTAAACGATAGGCTTATTATAAGGGACAAAAGATATATAATAAACGACTTTAAGACGAAACTAACAACAGGCGAAACAACGTTAACTTTATTAAACGATTTTATACCAATATTACCCGAATCAAATTACCGAGAAACGGAAGATGGCGACTTACGAAACGTTGAAGGGTTTTTCTTAACGGACTTTAGAATAATAGAAAATTAAAAATAAAAATTATGGCAAATAAAAAAATTAGCGCATTAACACCAAAAGGAAGTGCTTTGAGCGCAACCGATTTATTAGAGGTTTCAGTTTATAACGGATCAACTTACGACACTAAATCTTTAAGCGGTGCGAACATAGTTAGCGCAAGCGGTTTAACCATAGGAAGCACTGCGATTGTTTCAGGAACGATTGGGCGTATTTTGTTTGAGGGAACGGGAAATGTTTTACAACAAGATTCAACTTTATTTTGGGACAACACAAATAAAAGATTAGGAGTTGGAGCAACGCCAGACACGGCAACAAGATTAGACGTCCGTTCGCAAGGTACTTTGTCAACTGATTTAGCTTTTAGAGTTCGGAACAATGGTAACACGGCAAACCTTATTGATAGTGCGGGAAATGGTAGTTTCTTTTTAAGGGCAAACACGGGCGATATGCACTTTAATTTTGACCCCGCAAATAATAGAATACACTTAAAAAGAACGGGAGTTTATACGATTACAACCGACAATGCGGTTAGTGAATTAGCGTTAAGTTGTAACGTGGGTTCGATTAGCATAACGGGTGGAACAAAAAAATTCCACATTTATAATGGTGGTAACTTTCATTTGGGCGGTACGTCTTTATTGTTGGGTTCTGGGAATGGAAATTTAATTTTCCAAAATGGTACTGCACCTTTTACCAATTTATTAGATAGACACTATTATTATTCAGCCGACGTAGTTGCGGGTAACGCTTCGCCACATTTTAGAACAGAAAACGGAGCTGTTATAAAAATATATCAAGAAACAACCGCAGTAACGCCCGCAACGGTTGTAAGTGGGTTGGGCGGAATAGTTCATCACAACGATACGTTCGACGGATATACATTAGAACAAGTAGTTAAGGCATTACGAAATCAAGGACTTTTAGCATAAACAATTAAACTATATAAAAATGAGCATTACAATTAAAGCAACACAAGACAAAACTATTTTGATTTCAGGAACTGAAATTCCTTTAACCGAAGTTTACGGACGTTTGGAATTCGTTGGACGAGCAAACGGATTGACATTAGAAATAGCAACGGGAACTTACGTAAGTAGAAACACGTACGAAGAAGGCAAGTTATTATTTACGGATATTCCTTCAGGGAACATAAACGCAAGTTTAGAACTTGACGAAGAACAAAGTTTAGAAACGGCGCATAAATACGCAAAGTTAGCTTACGAACAATTAGGCTACGAAGTAATTATTAATATATGATTGCGCTAATTATTCAACTTTTGGAATCGTCCGAACATTACGGGCAATCCGAAAATATAGAAATAGCAAAAGGAAAATACATTTTAGCCACAACAATAAAACAAAGTTGGAAAAAAGCAAAGCGACAAATAATTTATAATAAAAAACGAAATGGCTGAAAAACGAACGATTGAACTTGAAATAAATTCAAACGCAAAAACACTTAAACAACAATTTAAAGAAGCTCAACAAGAAGTCCAATTATTGTCCGAAAAGTTTGGAGCAACGTCTAAGCAAGCAATTGAAGCCGCTAAAAGTGCCGCTTCATTAAAAGACCAAATAGGCGACGCAAAAGCATTAACCGACGCATTTAACCCAGACGCAAAATTCAAAGCGGTAAGCGCTTCTTTAACGGGCGTAGCGGGTGGTTTTTCAGTTGTTACTGGCGCAATGGGAGCGTTTGGTACGCAATCCGAAGAAGTAGAACAAGCGTTGCTGAAAGTTCAATCCGCAATGGCAATGGCTTCAGGTTTACAAGCAATAGGCGAAGCAAAAGATTCGTTTAAACAATTAGGCGGTGTTGTTAAAGATACGTTTAGAAATTTATCAAGCGAAAGCTCGTTAGCTGGCAAAGCAACAAGCGCTTTAGGACCAATATGGAAAGCCGTCGGATTAAGTGGTAAAACGGCATTAAACGGAATTAGAGCGGGTATAGCGGCAACTGGAATAGGTTTACTTGTGATTGCGTTGGGTGCTGTTGTTGCTTATTGGGACGATATTAAAGCGGCGGTTAGTGGGGTTAATGGTACAATGCAAAAAAACTTAGAATTAAGTAAACAACAAGTTGAAACCGCTCAATCGGAAGTTGAATTATTTGACTTACAAGAAAACTCATTAAAATTACAAGGAAAAACGGAATTAGAAATAATAAGGTTACGTCAAAACAAACTAAAATTACTTGTTAAGGAACAAGAAGAAGACATAAAATTAGCTGAAAACAAAAAGAATTTAGAAGTAGAAGCGTCAAAACGAAATCAAAAGTTTTTAAGCATTTATTTTCAATACATTTTAATGGGAATGACTGCAACTGGTTATATTTTCACTGGAATAATTGACGGAGTAAGTAATGGAGTGGTTTTTTTAGTTAAAAAATTAGTTTCGTTTAATCAAGGTTTCCAAGATATTATGGTTGATGCGCTCGTTTTCCCAATAGAAACGGCATTAAAAGGAGTAAACGAATTGCTCAAATTAGCGGGTTTGTCAACGATAAATGTTAAGGGAATAGTTGGCGACATTAAAGGTTCAATAAAGGAAATAAACAAAGAAACAAACAACTTTGTCAAAGGATTAGAAGGCACTAATTTATCGGCTGGTTTGTTTAATTTAACCGCAGATTACGCCGCCGACCCGTTGTCGAAAATGATTTTTGACCCTGAAGCGGTTGCAGCCGAAGGGGACGCTTCAATTAAAGCAATGAAGATTGAACTTGCTAAAAGCAAAAACGAAGTTGACGGAGCAGAATTAGAAATACAAGGCATAAAAAAAGAGTCAGCAAAAAAACAAGCAAAAGACGCAAAAGAAGCAAATAATTCTTTAACGGAATATTACGATGCAATTGAAGCGGAACGACAAGCTAAAATAACGGACGCACGCGAAAAAGAATTACAAGACGCGGCTAATAAATATGACGAGCTTACATTATTAGCGGATAAGGCGGGACAAAGCACGACACAAATAGACGAAAATTACAGAACTCAATTACACGAAATAAATAAAAAGTTTGACGATTTAGACAAAGTAGCAAAAGACGAAAAAACGGCAAAAGATAAGGAACGACTAGAAAAAGAAAAAACATTTTTAGAATCAATTACGCTAAGTGAAAACGAATTAAAATTAGCAAAACTTGAGGAACAATATTTAGCCGAAACACTTTTATACAAAGACAACGCAGAAATTTTAGCCGCTTTAGATAAAAAATACCAAAAGGACAAAGAAGCGTTAAACACCGAAACAAATGATAAAATTGCAGCCGCCGACAAAGAAGCAGCCGATAAAAAACAAGCCTTATTAAATTCTCAATTAGGAGCGGTTAAAGACGGATTAAGTGCAATTTCAAACATAGCCGAATTATTCGCGGGTAAAAGTAAAGCAAGCCAAAAACGAGCGTTTGACGTTCAAAAGGCAACGAACATAGCGACTGCAACAATTGATACTTTTATGAGTGCGCAAAGTGCTTATAAGTCGCTTATTGGCGTTCCCGTTGTTGGTCCAGTTATAGCACCTTTAGCGGCGGCGGGTGCAATAGCGGCGGGTTTAATAAATATTAAGAAAATCAAAGCCACTCAATTTGAGGGCGGAACACCCCCAACGGATAGTAGCGTTCCAACCGCTCAAACAGGTGGAGAACCACAAGCACCCCAATTTAACGTTGTCGGAAATAACGGAATGAATCAATTAGCGCAACTGCAACAACAACCCGTTCAAGCGTATGTAGTAAGTTCCGAAATGACAAGCGCACAAGCTCTCGAAAGGAATAGAATAAATAATGCAACAATTTAAGAAAACTTTAATTAAATAGATATGCGAATAGTTGAACTCATAATAGACGAACAAGACGAGCAAAGCGGAATCGACGCAATAAGCGTTGTTATGTCGCCAGCGATAGAATCTAATTTTATTCACTTGTCAAAACACGAAATCGAACTCAAAGAAGTTGACGCAGAAAAGCGCATTTTAATGGGTGCGGCTTTAATACCAAACAAACAAATTTACCGCAAAAACGATAAGACAAAAGACGAATACTATATTTATTTTTCGGAAGCAACTATAAGAAAAGCAAGCGAGTTGTTTTTAATGAACGCAAATCAAAATAATAGTACGTTAGAACATAGCCAAAAATTAAAAGGAATGTCAGTTGTTGAAAGTTGGATTGTGGAAAGCGATAACGACAAATCTAAAAACTACGGGTTTAATTTTCCGAAAGGTACTTGGGTAATTTCTATGAAAGTAAACAACGACGAAATTTGGAACAAAGTTAAATTAGGCGAAGTTAAAGGATTTTCAATAGAGGGTTATTTTGCGGATAGGTACGAAATGAATATAGACGAAGATGAAATTTTAGTTGAAAAAATCAAAGCAATTATTAAAAATGGCGAAGCAAAAGAGCTAAAAAAATAAAAAAACATAAATGCGTTTTAAAGCGGTTTTAACGCGATTTAACGAACTTTAATACTTTAACGATAGATTATACCTAAAACTAAAGATAATGAAAAATCCAACAAACATAAAGGTTTCCGACGTAGCAAAAAAAGAAATTGAAAGACCGCGTTCAAGTCCAATTGGGGGTCGAAGGGGTTGTTTATGTAAGGACGGAAAGCGCTATTCTCGGAAGTGTTGCGACGGCTCTTTACAAGCTCAAGGAATCGGAAACGTAAATTAATTTTACAACAAAAAATAAACAATTAAATTATATAACTATGAATACACTAAAAACCATTTACGACAAATTAGGCGACAAGACCGAGCTAGCAAAACACGAAGTTGAGTTGGGAAAAATAGATGATTTTAAGAAGATGCTTAACGACTCAAAAAATTTGACATTAAATTTTACTAAAGAATACGAAAAATTATTAGTTGTTGCTAGAGGCGTAAATAATCTAGCAAATAATTATATTGCATCAGTAGAAAAGTTAAATAGTGTTCAAAGTAACATTGAAAATCAATTTAAAGAATTAGGATTAGATTGGGGCTCAACTCCTGAAAAAAAGGCATATAACGATTTATTAATTAAACAACCTATAAGTAATTATAAGAAAATTCAAGGAGGATTACAACAAATATAAACAAAACAAAAATCAAATATGAAAACAAGCGTAATTAATCAAATCAAAACTTTGCTCGGAATGGACGTAAAGTTAGAACAAAGAAAAATGGCGGACGGCGTTACACTAATCGAAGCAGATGCGTTCGAAATGGATAACGAAGTTTTTGTTATAACTGAAGACGAGCAAAAAATACCTGTTCCGATTGGCGAGTATGAAATGGAAGACGGCTTTATTTTATCCGTAGTTGAAGAGGGTTTAATTGCTGATTACAAAGAAAAAGCAACCGAAGAAGAAGAAGCGCCAGTTGCCGAAGAAGAAGTTGTTGAAGAAGAAGTTGAAGCAAAAAACGAAAACGTAGCACCTAAGAAAACAATTGAAAGCGTAGTTAAAGAAACTTTCTTTTCGGAAATGGAAGCGCTTATAAACGAAAATACGGAGTTAAAAGCTAAATTGGAATTGTTAACCAAAGTTGACGCAGTTGAATTAGAATCAACCGAACTTTCGGACATTAAACCAATTAGTTTTAATCCTGAGAATAACAAAGAAATTGAATTCCACAAAATAGGCGCTAAAAGACCGCGTAACACAATGGATTCTATATTAGACAAAATTAAATAATTACTAACAATTAAAAATTAAAAAGAAATGCCAACACAACCAGTTATTACTACTACTTATGCGGGACAATTTGCGGGTAAGTATATTAGTGCCGCACTACTAAGCGCACCAACAATCGAAAATGGCGGAGTTACCGTTATGCCGAATATTAAATTCAAATCAGTTATTCAACGTTTAGAAACTGCAAACGTTCTTGAGGACGCTTCTTGTGATTTTCAAACAAACTCAACGGTTTCTTTAACCGAGAGAATTTTAGAAGTTAAGGACATACAAGTTAATATGCAATTGTGCAAGTCCCAATTTCATAATACTTGGCAAGGAATTGAGCAAGGTTTTTCGTCTTTTGACGTATTGCCAAAATCTTTTTCTGATTACTTAATTGCACACGTAGCGTCTCAAGTTGCTTCCGCTAACGAAGTATCTTTATGGCAAGGTTCAAGTGCAGTTTCGGGAGAATTTGACGGATTGTTTTCAACGGCTTTAGTTGACCCTTTGTTACCACCCGCACAATTGATTAACAACGTTGCGATTACACCCGCTAACGTAATTGCTCAACTTGCTTTAGTTGAAGCGCAAATTCCCGCAACACTTTACGGAAAATCTGATTTAAAGATTTATGTTTCACAAAACGTTGCAAAGGCTTATGTTTCCGCTTTAGGTGGTTTCGGTGCTTTGGGTACTAACTCACAAGCAAATGCGGGTGTGAATTCAATGGGTACAATGTGGTATACAAACGGAGCTTTGTCTTATTCGGGAATACCAATTTTTATGGCAAACGGATTGCCTAACGATTCAATGATGGCAACAACAACATCTAACCTTTACTTTGGTTGTTCACTTTTGAGCGACACTCAAGAAGTACGTGTTATTGATATGTCGGATATTGACGGAAGTCAAAACGTTCGTGTAATTATGAGAATGGCTGCGGGTGCAACTTACGGAGTTATCGAGGATATCGTAGTTTACGGATAATCATTTAACGGGGTGGGCAACCACCCCTTATTATAAACAATACTAAAAACATAAACAAATGAGTTGTGATATTACACACGGTAGATTGGAGCAATGTAAAGACGTCGTTGGCGGTTTACAAGCTATCTACATATTAAATTATGGGGAATACGACGCAACAACGGACGTTACCTATAATGTTGGAACAGACGAAATTTCGGCTATTGCTTTAACTACGGCTGGAACACCAATTTACAAATTTGAATTAAAGGGAACAAACTCTTTTGAAACAACAATTACAAGTTCACGTGAAAACGGAACTACATTCTTTGAGCAAGTTTTGGCTATTACATTAAAGAAACAAGACGTTCAAACGCACAAAGAAATTAAGTTACTTACTTACGGAAGACCAAATATTATTGTTCGCACAAACGCAAACCAATTCTTTATTGCAGGGCTTGAAAGAGGTATGGACGTAACGGCTGGGACTATCGGAAACGGAACGGCTCTTGGCGATATGAATGGTTATTCTTTGACTTTCACAGGTCAAGAGGCAGTACCCGCAAATTTCCTAGATTGTACTACCGAAGCTGGTTTAGCAACTTTGTTGAATAACGCGGTTATTACGGTATAAAAAGACGTTTTATTGGTTAAAACTAAAAGGGGGTTGCATTCGTGTAACCCTTTTTTTATGAAACAAAAAACCAAAAATCTAATTATATAAATATGATAGTTTTAACTACCCAAAACGTATTAACTCAAACCTTTAATTGTACGCCACGAACGGGAACGATTACGGACTTATTAATTACGGACGAATCAACAAACGTTACTATCAATGTTCCGATTATTAATCAAGGGTTGTTTAGTTATTTTTACCAAATAGAAGCCATATTTAACCTTACGGAAAATCGTTTTTATATGATTGAATTACAAGACACGAACGGAAATAGATTACTATTAGAAAAAGCATTTTGCACGAATCAACCATTAGCGACGTTCTCGGTTAACAACGGGCAATATGTTTCGAATACCACAACCAACGAATTTATAATTTATGAATAATTACCACGTACTTAATTTATCGAGTTATACCACACCAATAGTTGAGGAAACTAACCGCGAAAATTGGGTTGATTTCTTAACGGAAAACGGCGAACAATACTTTGATTTCTTAATTGACCGATACACGAATAGCACGACGAATAACGCAATAATAAACAATATTTGTAGATTAGTTTACGGACGTGGTTTGGGTGCGTTAGACGCTTCTAAAAAGGTTAATGAGTATGCGCAAATGATGACTTTGTTTTCACGCGAAGACGTACGCAAAATGATTATTGATAGAAAAATGTTAGGGCAATTTGCCGTTCAGGTACATTATTCAAAAGACCGAACAAAAATATTAAAGGCTTATCATATACCAGTTAATCTTTTACGAGCTGAAAAATGCAATAAAGAAGGCGAAATAGCAGGTTACTATTATAGCGACAATTGGAACGATACTAGACAATTTCCACCTATGCGATATTCGGCGTTTGGGTTTTCAAATGACAACGTTGAAATACTTTATTCTAAGCCTTATTCAGTTGGAATGAAATACTACGCTTACCCAGACTATCAAGGCGCAGTACCATACGCTTTGCTTGAACAAGAAATAGGCGACTATTTAATAAACGAAGTACAAAACGGCTTTTCAGGAACTAAGGTTGTGAACTTTAATAACGGAGTTCCGAGCGAAGAACAACAATCGATTATTAGCCAAAAGGTACTAAACAAACTAACAGGTTCACGCGGTCAAAAAGTAATTGTTGCGTTTAATGACAACGCCGAATCTAAAACAACGGTTGAGGATATACCATTAAACGACGCACCAGAACACTATACATATTTAAGCGAAGAATGTTTACGTAAAATAATGTTAGGACACAACGTTACAAGTCCTTTATTATTTGGGGTTGCTTCTTCAAATGGTTTTGGTTCAAATGCCGACGAATTAAAAAATAGTGCTGTTCTTTTTGACAATATGGTTATACGTCCATTCCAAGAAGAACTAATAGACGCATTCGACACGATTTTACATTTTAACGGAATAAGCCTAAAACTATTTTTCAAGACGTTACAACCTTTAGAATTTACCGACTTAGAAAACGCACAAACTGAAGAACAAATAGCTGAAGAAACAGGAACGGAATTAAGCGCAGACCCAAAAAGCGACGCGCTTGCGCAAGCTCTTATTGATATGGGCGAAGACGTAGACCCAAATTGGTTATTAATAGACGAAAACGCAGTTGATTACGATAACGACGACGACGAAAATCAACTATTAAGCAAAGAAATTAAGCAAAGTTTTTTAAGTAAAGTTGTTAATTTAGTTTCTACGGGTTCGGCGTTCCCGAATTCAAAGAGTGAACAAGACGAAAATATAGACGGGTTTCAATTTATTACGCGTTACGTTTACGCTGGCGAACAAAAAGCAAACGGGAGGGCATTTTGTAGACAAATGATTTCGGCAAACAAAATATATCGTAAAGAAGACATTATTAGAATGGAAACGCAAGTTGTAAACGCTGGTTTAGGACCGCGCGGAACTGATTTATATTCTATTTGGTTGCATAAAGGCGGAGCTAATTGTTATCATCGTTGGAACAAACAAGTTTACGTTAATTTTTCAGGTTCAGGAATAGACGTTAATTCGCCAAAAGCAAAAAGAATAGCAGGGGCAAAAGCCGAAAAGTTTGGTTATGTAATTAAGAACCCAAGTTTAGTTGCGACAAGACCAATAGACACACCAACACGAGGTTTTTTACCTAAAACTAAATAAACAATGGCAGAAGCATTACTAATTTCACGCAACGACATCGTAAAATTTACCGCACTTAACGGAAATATTGACACTGATTCTTTTATTCAATGGATTAAAGTGGCTCAAGATATTCATATACAAAACTACTTAGGCACGAATTTACTTGAAAAATTACAAAGTGACGTTACAAAATTAGTTACAAAAGTACCCGTAGGAATTCAAGTAATTGCGGGCGGTTCGGGTTATTCGGGGGCGGGTTTAAGTACAACGGCAATTGCACCAAGCACTGGTTCTGGAATGATTGTTAATTGCGGTTTTTCGGGTGGTTCAGTTGTTACGGCTAACTTTGTAGCTCAAGGTTCAGGGTATAACGTTGGAGACCAAGTTACTATTAACGGCGGAAATAATGACGCGATTCTTCAAGTTACTCAATTGTTTGCTATTTTACCTAACTACTTAAATTTATTAAACACTTACGTAAAGCCTATGCTTATACATTGGGCAATGGTTGAGTACTTGCCGTTTTCAGCTTATACAATAGCGAATAAGGGCGTGTTCAAACATACAAGCGAAAACGCTACGTCGGTAGAAAAAAACGAAGTAGATTTCTTAGTTGAAAAGGAACGAATGATTGCGCAAAATTATACGGAACGTTTTATAACTTACATTAATTTTAATAATTCTTTATTCCCTGAATATAGCACAAACTCAAATGCGGATATGTTCCCAAGCACTCAAAACAATTTTACAGGTTGGTATATATGAAAAAGAAGCACAAACCAAAAGAAACAAACATAAAAAAGTTACTCGTTTACTTAACGAAACTAAACAAAGAAAAAAAATAACTATGGAACACTTACGAGCTTTATCAATTTTCTTTTTTATCTTTTCGTATTTAACGGCGTTCACTATGCTTTTTGCAGACGCTTTGTTTTTAAGATTTGGCGGGGTTGCTTTATTCGCTTTTTTGTCGCATCAACTCGTTGAACAATACTACTTAAAAAAATGAAAATACAATTAACAATTTTACTAGCGTCAATTCAAAAATCAATGATTAAATTACTTGCGGTTGTAAGCGCATTCTTTTTGCCGATTTCAGGTATTTTATTTTTGATTGGTTTTGCAATTTTATTAGACACCATTACGGGAATCTGGAAAGCAAAGAAATTAGGGTTACCGATTACGTCGCGTAAACTTTCGGCGGTTATTTCAAAACTATTCCTTTACGAAATTGCCGTTATTGGATTCTATTTAATTGACTTTTTTATTCTCAACGATATAATAATGAAATTCTTTTCTATTCCGTTAATGCTCACAAAAATACTTGCTTTGATATTAGTAAGTATTGAATGTATTTCCATTAATGAAAACTATTTTGCTATTCGCGGAATTTCAATCTGGAGTTCTATGAAAAATTTATTCGCACGCGCTAAAGAAATTAAAACCGATTTAAATGGAATTAGACACAACGAAGATAGTTCAAAAGAGATTATCTAACGACCAATTTATTCAGGAAGAACACCCGAAAAAACAAATCTATTTACACCATACCGCTGGGGGTGGAAACCCTGTTGCAGTTGCTAATTACTTTCAACAAAAAGAAGGTAAAGTTGCAACGGCTTTTGTAATTGGCGAAAAGGGAACAATCGTTCAATTATTTAGCTCAAAACATTGGGCGTACCATTTAGGGTTAAAGCCTGAAGTGTTCGCGGAAATGGGCGTAACTTACCGCAGTTTAGATAAAATTTCAATCGGTATAGAAATATGTAATTTCGGACCATTAAAGAAACAAAACGGATATTTCGTTAATTACGTAGGCGGAAGAGTTGACCGCTCACAAGTTACCGAGTTAAACGGAAAATACAAAGGGCATATATTTTGGCAACGATACACCGACGAACAAATCGAAAGCACGCGCCAATTATTAGTTTACCTTTGCGATGCGTACGGAATTTCAAAGGATTATTTTGATTCGATTTTTGACATAGACAAACGAGCTTTGCGAGGCGAAAACGGAATCTTTACTCATAATAGCGTACGACACGACAAGTCCGATATATACCCTTGTCCGCGAATGATTGAAATGCTAAAAAACTTATGAAAAAACTAATCGCATTTTTAAGCGTTCTAACGATACTTAGTTGCTCAAGTGAACGCAAGGCACAATACCACTATCAAAAGGCTCTTAAACACGGCTTAAAATTGATTCAGGATAGCGACACGATACGAGTTGTTAGTGTTGATTCTTTCGCAGTAATAAAAAACGACACTATTTATTGGGAAAAGATAATAACGTCAAAAGATACTATCGTCTTTTTTAAGAATGTTTATGTTCCTAAAACAAAATGGGAAACCAGAATAGAATATAAATACAAAACGCAAATTATAAAACAAGACGTTCTAAAATATAAGTACATTTATAAGGATAGCAAAGAAAAAAGAAAAGAGATTCAACAGGAAAAAAGGAAAACAAATTGGAGCTTATTCTTTTGGGGTTTTCTAATTGGCTTTGTTTCGTTTTTTATTTTGCGAATAGTTATTAAATTAAGCCGTCCGATTTGAGTTATCGACCTAGATTAACACCAGACGAATCCGATATTTTAGATAAATACCGAGCAATTAAAAAAGCGTCCGACGCGATTGGAATAAACGACGAAGACGTAAAGCACGGTTGGTTAAAAAATGACAACGCTTCTTTATTCTTTAAGAATCCAAATTTTAAGACGGAAGACGAACAGGGGTTTAATATAATCAAACAAGAATGTATTGCAGCCGTAAAAAACAACGCTCCAGAATACAAGCAAATAAAGTTTGAAAAAACGAATGATTCTCATTTACTAGTTATTGATATTGCAGACTTACACATTGGTAAATTAAGTTCAGCGTTTGAAGTTGGCGAAGATTATAATTCACAAATAGCCGTTAAACGAGCAAAAGACGGAATGCAAGGTATTATAAACAAATCGCAAGGGTTTAAGATAGACAAAGTTTTATTCGTTGCTGGGAATGATATTCTACACACCGACAACACGAAAAGAACAACGACCAACGGAACGCCACAAGATACCGACGGATTTTGGTTCGAAAACTTTATAATGGCGAAAAACCTTTATATTGATTTATTAGAACAATTGTTAACGTTTGCAGAAGTTGAGGTTGTTTATAATCCAAGCAACCACGATTTAACGCACGGGTTTTTTTTAATGCAATTAATAGAAGCTCACTTTCACAAATCAAGTATTCGTTTTAATGTAGACCTGAAACACCGCAAGGCATTTGTTTACGGAAAAAATCTAATAGGCACTACGCACGGCGACGGAGCAAAAGCCGAAAACTTGCCTTTGTTATTAGCTACTGAATTTCCTTTGGAATGGAGCAAAACAAAACACCGTTATATATATAGCCACCACGTACACCACAAAACAAGTAAAGATTATATCGGTTGCACGTTTGAAACGTTGCGCAGTCCTTCAGGAACGGATAGCTGGCACTACAAAAAAGGCTTTACAGGCGTTCCAAAAGCCGTTGAAGGCTTTATACACCACAAAGAATTTGGACAAGTCGCCAGATTGACGCATATTTTTTAATCAAGGACATTTTTTGTTCTAATTATACAAACATTTGTGACGGAATTTTCCACCATAAACGGCATATAACCGACTTAATGTAAAGAATTTTGCATAATATATACATTATAATATACAAAAAACACCCTTTTTGCTAATTATATTTAGCGTTATACCTTTATTTTATTGCAGATTTTTAAGGTTTTACCCTTATTCCTTATTTATAATCATTATTAATAACGTTTTTTTTTATTGTTGAAACGTAATAGATACAAGGGTTTTATAAAAAACTTTGTTAATTAGTTAAAAATAATTGTTAAAATGTTTGCAGTTATAAAAATAGTATTTATATTTGTGTATAATTATTAACCAAACAATTAAAAACTAAACAAAATGAAAACACAAATTGAAACATCAGAAAAATTAATTAAAAAAATTAAATGGGTTATTGAGTCGCAAGACGAAAGTCACAAAATTGAAAGGTTAGAAAAAATGATTTTACAAATAGAAGAATTTTCTAAAATGAGTAGTTTAGAATTAAAATCTATTTGTAAAGAAATAAGCAAAGGTAGTTTTGAAAGAAAAGACTCAACAACGTTTGCCATTGCATTTGCTTTATTTACTAAATTAGATTTTGAAAAAATACTAAGGCAATCAAAAACATTTAAAGATGATTGGAACTTTTCAAAAAAAGAAATTTTTATATGGGATTTAACAGTTGCAATTTAATTAAAATTAAACAAGGGGTGCGACTTGACAACGCATTTTTTTTTAACCTTAAAAAACTAGAAATTATGAATATGAGTTATTGCAGATTTCAAAATACTTTACAAGATTTAATTGATTGTGACGATAATTTACCAAATCAAGATTTATCAAAAACTGAGGCGCAAGCGTTTGCTGAGTTAGTTGAGTTATGCAAATCAATTGCAAGCAAATACGATGACTATGATTATTTTGAATTAATCGAGCTATCAAAAGAAGTTTATTAACCTTTAAAAATTAACAAATGAACCAACAAGAAATGATTGAAGTAATCTTAAACTACAAAGATGAGCTTCAAAACGATTACAACGAACTTTGTAAGGCGTTCGGGCATCAAGACCCAACTACAAAACGAAATGAAACCAAATTAGTAACCTTAATAATTTTAATTGATAAACTTGGACTAGATGAAAACTAAACTCAACGATTTAATTTACTATTTTACACCGCTTACGGAAGACCATAAGACGATTTTAAGCACAGCAGTTGCGTTTGTTTTGTATTGTGTAAGTATTTATATGATTTGCTTTATTACTAACCTTTAAAACGCTTTAAAATGAATTTAGAAGAATTAGAAATTGACCAGTACACCGCAAGTTTAAATTATGAAATTGACGGCGTTGAATTTATTATGGAATTTGATTGGAATTTTTACGACGCAGACCCGAAAACCTATGAATGTAAAATAGACGTTTATTGCACGTACGCAGAACAATGGATTAACGGGGTTAAGCATTCGTATTTTCCTAGCGTAGACGAAATGAAAGCAATCAAAATAGGGATTGAAGACGTTGTTTTGGAATCGCCAGTTGATTGGGGATTAATTGAACACTTGGAAAGCGAATTAGATTTTTATAACGAACAAAAAAACGATAACTAAAATGGAAAATGAATTTATACAAACAACGTTTAGCCTGAAAAGAAAAATGAATTGGTGGCGTGAACAAAGCGTTGAGGGCGACAAAGGCGGTAGCTTTAATTTAGAACTTTATTTAGATTATTTAAGCGAACAAGAATTTAACGAAGAAACAATACTAAAACCAAGCAACAAATGAAAACAGCAATTCAAGAAGTATTTAGCGATTTAGAAAAATTGCACCCAAATTTATTTAATGTTAACACAACCGAAGGTAAAGAGTTTATTAACCACTTTCATAAATATTTAGAAATGGAAAAGGAGCAGATGAAAATATACCAAATAGATAAAGAATTATTTAAAAAATTACCCATTGAAGGAGTTAATTGCACATCATTTAATGTTAATGAACATCGTTA